GTCATGGACGACGCCATCCAACGCATTGCAGGTAAACTAGGCTTGAAGGTAGGTGCCATCGCGGAATGTGAACCGCCCATTGTGCTAGGTAAAGGCATCAATGGAGGAGCTGACTGAGGACCTTGAGGACTTGGGAGTAAAGCATCCAGAGGAGTTGAATCGTCCATTGTTTATTCACTAGACACGTTTTCGCAATTGGCATCCTCCACGCGATAGCGATAACATTTGCCGTCGGACCGAACAATCTTGTCCAGGGTATCTTTGAGAGGAAGACCTAGGGTGCGAACCGTTGAATACTGGCGATGGAAGAGTACCACGGCGATGCCCAGTCCAATAATAAATGAGAAGAAGGGGGCTCCTCGGTGAATTGCCTCTAATAAACGGATCATTACTTCTTAGTGAGACTTGCGAGTACGTTGAGAGAGTCTGCTTCTTGAACACAAGGGACTTCAATGGACGTGAACCGGACACAACCAGTCTCAGTATGATAGACACTTGGATCATTAGGTTGAGGAATGCGCACCTGTTTGCGTGTAGGCGGAATTAAGATCGTCGAAACCAACAATCCAAAAATAAGGCCTGCAGACAACCAATGTAATTCGATCATTATTCTTTCTTAGCATATTCGTTTATAAAGGAAGTGAATCCAAAGTAGAACAATATGATGATATAGCCTGAATATGGAATAAAGGTAGAAACGAGAGCACAGCCGTATGCAATCATTTTGAATGAATGTAGTCCAGTGGTTTCATATTTTCGCATGAAGATGGCATAGACTGCAACAATCGCAAATACATAGACAAACACGTTAATGATATGCAATGCAATCTTCCATGCACGGTCGTAGATGACATTCACGTCTGGAAGTATATCCTTTTTCGCCTTGTTGCCTCCTGTGACGTTCTCTAATTTGAACTTTTGACCATCTGGAGCTACTAATGTTTTAGTTCGTCCATTCTCGTCAGCGACTGTGACCGTCAATCGTCGTCCTTTAATCGCATTTCGAATAGTTGAGGTTCGTTCAAGATCTTTCAGTTTAGCTTGGCTTAGCTCGGCGATCTTAGCATCAATACATCGCTGATCACTTTCAGAACCACACCCTCGGACCGCTTCTTCACGAATTAGCTTCTCGTCTTTAGCCTCTAATTTAGTCTGTGGAGCCGCATCAAACACAGGGATCAACGTTTCATCCGCAGTGATATCAAGTGTCCCATCGGCGATTTTGTTAATGAGAGACTGAGTAATGTTGCGAAAACTCTTTTCGTCTCCGAAATAGGCAGATACAATTTGTTGCGCCATTGTTATGATGCGAACACAAGATTGCCCAAGCCTGAGACGATACGTAGAAAGTTGATGGATTCAACGTAGACACCTACATTATACGTGAACGTAAAAATCACGTTATCATTGGTTTGAACGACCGTTGTTACAGTACCTGGAGGATAGAGAAGAGCACCACTTGGTGTTGTCAAAGTCAAGTTCGCAGCAGGAATGACTGTTGGATTAGGACTGAATAACGTGGACGTCAAAACGCAGACAGTTGTGGATGTACTTCCATTGACAGACGATGCAATAGGTTGTTGCAGTGTTAACCGAAGTATGATTTTGTTGAACATACTTCCATTGACTGCTCCAGACGGTTGATAGTTCGCATGATCCAATGCGAACGAATACATATACACTCCAGGAAGGTCTGGGGTCTTTCCTGTCACATGACGATAGAGCTGATGTAACGAAAAGAAGGGAAGAGGTTTGGTTTGAATACGCTCCTTTCCATCAAACAATAACAATCCATCGATAATGGAATCACGAGGATACACCGATGTAATTTGTTGCTGACCTGAACTTAACAATGAGGTCTGTACATCCGAGTTGATCGCAGACCAAGGAGCACGTTTTGGATCGGCCCAGTTTGTGTAGTTGTCCCATTGGTTCAGTAAGATCTGATCACTTCGTTGAGACAGAAACACGATACGTGTCACCAAGTTAAACATAGGAAGTTCGAGATCTGTATTGCCTCCGAACTGTCCGTCTTTCATCACATATTGAACGGTTTTAATCAGAAACGATTGATCGGCTCGTGCCAATTGGTTCATTTCCATTTCCGAAAGGTAGATGAAGTTACCATCGATGTAGGGATCTGGGAACCATGTTGTCAATGCAGGGTTACTCGGTAATCCAGTCGAGAGTGGAGGCGACAAGAACAATTGCATTGGATACTTTACAGGACGTACACGTGTACCATAGGTAGGAGAGGTAGAGTCTACATCAACCACTGTGTACAGATCTGTCAATGTTCGTAAAGTGACGTTAATGTACACTTCGGAGTTCTGAAGAGACACCAGAGGGAGGGCCAACCCTGGATTTTCACAGAACCAAAAATGAAGAGGAATGACTAATTGACGAGAGCGAATACTAGGTTCAGGTGTTTTTGTATTAGGCGAGATCCCTGGTAAGGTAATGGGTGTCACTGAATGAGGATATTGATTATTGCGATCGTATGCGTGTGCAGGATCGTAGAGTTCAGACACGTTTCCAACCATCTCATTCACAATGGCTCGTTTTGTCGCATCGTGGGTCATGTATGAATAGAGTTTCAACCACTCACCTGTGAGTCTCTGTATAATCTGTCCATTCATAGTAAGATCTATATGATCGATCAAATTGTATCCAATGTTTGAGATCCACTGGAACTCGTAACCAATTGAGTTCGTTCGAGCGTCATACCCAGAGGGTGGCGCCTGACCACTCAAAAACTTTAAAGGTGAATAAATGTCTGGAAGGGTGAGATAGAGATAACAATCACTCAATAGCTGTGCATACCGATCTACGCGACAAGAGATGGTTCGAGTTCCAGTTGTCGAAAATTCCAAGTTGGACGCAGTAAACGACATACGAATCTGATCCATCGCGAAATTCGTATGACGGCGATAGACCGATCTGAAATGAGTCATGGAAGGGCTTCCATTGATAAGCTCATTCTGAGCCCCAGTTGCCACAAGTTGAAGTAAACCACCTGGCATTTGTATACTCCGTTATGCTTTCTTTAAGACACTATGCGCACACTCATAGGTTGTACAGAACGACCATTGTATGGAACTACACCATGATCGGTAATGTTCTGGAAGGTTCCAAAGGCACCTGTTGCGTTATTACTCAAACAGCAATCGCTTGAATAGGTCGCTCCACCACTCGCTCCACCTCGAGCACCTTGAAATGGAGCAACAAAGCGCTCGCGTTGCGTTGCACCGTTTGCGATCGCAGACAAATAGATCGTATTGTTTTCACGAGACAGAGGTTGAGGATCTATATTAATGGTTCGTGCGATGACCCTACGTTTGTATTTCGTTAACCAATCTTGTGCAGAATTCACTTGCATTTGTGATTTACGCGAGAGAATCCTCTAGTAAATAATGAGGTTCGTTCTCGTAAGCACTCACGTAGATCAGACAACTGGGTATTCCAAAGTAAGTTATAATCTATTAAAACAGATATCAACTCTTTCACCTAAAGTCAAATCCTTTCACTTTGGGTTTCAACGACATCCAGGACGCACATCGATTCGTAAGGTTCCAGAGGGAGTTGTTCCTTACGATGCTGCTGCAAACGAGGATCCGAAAGAAGAAGGGTTTGGCTTCAATAAAATCAATGAATATCTGGACATGGTCAACCCAGACGTAGTGATGATTTACAATGATCCATTGATCGTCATGCGATTTATCGAGGCCATGAAGCACGAACGAGGTAAGTCTCCCTACAAACTGTGGGTTTATCTAGATCAAGTCTATGACGGAATCGCACAACCATTAATCGATAGTATTCGTGAACATTCAGATCGCATTTATTGCTTCAGTCACCTCTGGAAGAAGAAGTGTTTAGAATACGGTCCCTTTCCAGATGTGCGTGTCCTTGAACATGCAGTGGACCCTACAGTCTTTTCATGTATGCCAGCTGCCTCTGTTGCGGCTGTACGAACCAATCTTAGCGTTCCGTCCGATGGTATCCTCTTTCTCAATGCCAATCGAAACAGTCAGCGAAAACGCCTAGATCTGACTATAGGTGGGTTTGCTAGACTTATCGCTCGTAATCCTACAAAGCCTTACTATTTACTTGTGTTAACCAATGCAAGTCCACAATCAGGTGCATTCTATGACGTTCAACGTGTGTTTATGGAAGAACTCAAACTACAAAAACTCGATTTTCAATCACATGCGCGCAAGCTCTTGTTGATTGATTCTTCACCACCAAACCTCATGAGTGATGAAGCCATTAATCAAATTTACAATGCTTCGGACATTGGTATGAATACATCCGATGGTGAAGGATTTGGATTGTGTCAACTAGAGCATATGTATACTGGTGCACCTCAAGTGGTTACGGATGTTGGAACCTATTCTTCATTCTTGAATTCGAACGTTGCAGAGTTTATCCCAAAGAGTGGTCGAACCTACTTTGCTGGAAGTATGCCCCACGGTTTATGGGCTCCTACCTTTTCAATGGAGTCCGTTGCAGATGCCATGGAAAAGAGCATTGAGACATTAGAAGATAAACGTAAAGAGGTTTCAAAATATACATTCAAGAGTTGGTCGACCGTATGTGACTCGTGGTTGGAAGACGTTCTCACTGCATGCGAAGCCCCTGAACCCAGCGTATCTGTCCAGGTGTTGTCATAGTTCCAAGGCGAATGAGACGTTGTTGATCTTCAAACGCAGGACCATCAAAGACATCCTTCGTATCTGGATCAATCAAAAAGACCATGGTTTTGATGGAGACCTTTTGCAGTCTACGTTTACGTCGCTTCATATTTCGAATATAAGAATCGTCTAGATATTCCGTCTTAATGTCTGGTTTGAATGCTAGATCTTCTCCAGTGGTCGTACTGTCAAATCGCATACATGAAATCACAGGTGTTTCCCGACTATGAAGTTTACGATGGACTTCGCAGTCGACAGCCGCTTGCTTCAATAACAAACTAATTCGTTTATTAGTGACGTCCTTTTCATAGGTGGTTTCGTAGAGGTATTCATCCGTTGTCATAAACGCTTCAACGGGTTCTCCTTCGTATCGCTTGGTTTTCAGATCATTGCGACGCACTAAGACTACATTGTTCGCTCCCTCTGTGGACTTGGATTGGGCTTCAGTGAACACACTAATGTAGAACGAGACACGAACTGTACGTTCTTCGTTCGGTAACGACGCATGGGAACAAATACGAATGGCACGTCCAACGACCTGATCATGTCGTGCTGGATTCCAGTGAGGTTCCATAATATGAACGTGTCGCACATTGGCAAGTGTAATACCTTCTGCACCTGCAGCTGTAATCATAAACAAGACTAACTTCTTCTTAGGTGAAGACTCTACGGATTGTTTGAGACTGGCAGGGAAATCATCAGAATACTTGGCGTTGAAAATTTGACGCATGTATTCACGTTGTTCCATCTTTTCATTGCCTGTAAAGAAGGCGTAGGCTGGTTTCTCAGGATCCATCGCTGGATCTTCAATCCATTGATTAGCTTCTTGAGTAATGGTATATTCTTGCCAACCGTTCGCATTCAGTATTGCACTGAATACACCCAATCCTTCAAGGTTGCGGAAGTTGCTGTAGAGGAGTTGAGTATTCCACTTATCTCCAGTTCCTAAGGACCCTCGGATCATCTGAAGGAGTTTCAACATCTTTGGACTGTAAGACGCAAGTGCTGTTTCGGTCAGGTATCTGTCTGGATTTGCCTTGATTTTCGCAAGAATGTCATCCTTTTTCTTTGAAGGAGGATCGTCTTCATTGGCAGCGTCTTCGTCCGTAGGTTTGAGTTCAGGGGGGATTGCATAATCGCACGCAAGTCGTGAGTTGACACGAAAGGTTTTCATTTCATTGTCTTCAGCTTTCAGTGGGTTCAACTTTCGTCGCGCATCACGTCGGATTTCATCAAAACGCACAGAGAGATAGTTTGTAAACATCGCATCCGACATAGGTACTTTGACCAATAACGATTCATCCTCTACACGTCGAGGAAGCATTCGTTCATCGGCTCCCTTGAAATACGAAACCAATCCTTGAATACGGCGTTGGAACAGTAATGCGTTTTTGATCTGAAGACCTTCCATGAAGAGCGATGCAAACTCTTCATACTCTGTGGGAAGGCAGTCAAAGACTTCAGTAGAGATGCGGTCCATTGCAAGTTCGGCTCCACCTACATCCGTTTGAAACTTAGGCGCCCACGTCTTGACCCAATCAACCGCAAGAGGTGTATACGGTAAATCCTTAATATATTGAACTGCAATTCGTTCACCTTTTTCGCTGTACACACTTCGAAAATTGGGTGGATTGCGAGTCACAAGAATGTACTTCTTGAGTGAATTGAATTCAATGGTATCCATGTCGGGAACGGATCGTAAAGCAGTCTTCATTCCCTCTTCATCCCACGTTGGAACGGCTTTGACTGGAATGACAATGCGTTCAATGGGTCCTCGCAATAAGTTCATCAGGTACGAGATTTCATTAGCACGGTTAATGACTGGTGTTCCAGACAATGCGACAACCTTACAGTTCTTTGCGTTGTAAATCAAGTCATACAACTTGCGTGCAATGTCCGAGGCATTGGAAATACGAGAAATCAAGTTGTGAACTTCATCAATGATCACTACAGAGTTGTCGTAGGGATTGGTTCCGTCGTCTGGAGCGTATTTACCAATGTTACTGGAAGACAAGCCGTTGTATCGAATGAATGTGAACCGTTGATCAATGGTATCTTCAATTTGCTTTGCAATCATATCTTGAGCCGCCTTGGGTAGTTTATCGTAGTTGGCAGCCTCGTTGGGAATGGTTGTGAAAAAGGTGCGGTTACGATCTAAAAATCCATCGGACACTCCAAGCTTCTTAGCGACTGCACGTGACTCATCGTTCAACGTCTGTTGTCGCCAGTGTTGGTCGTACATATACAACGGATCGCCGCACTTACGAAGCTCACCTCGGTAGTTGGATTCCAACGAAGCGGGTAGCAAGACATACACCTTCTTATTGGACAATAGCGACTCGGCGACTGCAATCGATGAACAGGTCTTTCCAGAACCTAATCCATGATAGAGGAGCACGCCTCGATAGGGTGTTTCTTGGAGCAAATAATCACGCACGACCTTTTGATGAGGTAATAACTCGCGTGCATTCGATCCTCGTGCAAGACATACATCTACGTCTTTATCGTCTGCGTCCGTAGGTCGATTTCGGTAAAGTAGTAAAGTTCGCGTGATGGCATCTGCAAACGCTTTTCGATTGGGGAGAACGTAGGCCATTGTTTTTCACAAGGATTTATAATGGAGAAAAATCACAGACTTTTGATGGTGACGTTCTTCCTTTTCTTCATGGCTGCGTTTCTCTACCTTCAACCTGGTATTGCGTTTGGTAGAGAAGGACGGATCCGTCCGTTCGGCACACAAGACAAGGAATCTACAGTGTTTCCTGTTTGGTGGTGGGTGTTTATCTTGGCAGTGGTTTCCTACTGCTCTATGCTCGTAGTCTATCGTTTCCGAATCTAATTACTCAATCTCAAAGGTCTCAATAATCGTTTTCAATTGTTGAAGCATCCCTGAGCGTTCAAGATGGTGTGGACGAATGAGAGCTTCAGCTTGGTCCATGGATTTCCACGCAATTGCAGAGATCTCTCTGCGTTGCATGGTGGTAAACCGTTGTGAGAGGTCCAACAGTTCAGGGTGTTTAAGAACGGCCACAAAGTAGATATGTTTGTACTTGACACCATTGAGCCCTACAAACGATTCTTCCAAGATCATGTTTTTCAAGACAAGATACGAATCACGTGGGATGTTTGTTTCTTCATCAAATTCTCGTATTGCACACGCTACATCGGTCTCCCCACGCATACGCCGTCCTTTCGGAAACCCCCATTCAGGTTCTGTGTAGACAGACAAATTGTCTCGCATTAGCTTCATTCGGTCCAATTGATTGAACTTCTCATAGCTTGGAAGATAGTCTGCAGAGGCTCGATCGTCTCCCCATAACATTCTCCAAAGTGATTCAAACGTTTCGGATGCAAGTGCAGCCTGTTCTTTCAAGGTCATGTTTCTGACTAATCGTGAGACATACTCTGGATCCTCTGGATCATATTTTCCTCGCATAAACTCTGCGAAGCTGATACTGTCCTTACGGCGTATCATAAGAAGATTGACTGAACTGGGTGAGATCGGTAACGAGGGTGTGTCTAAGAGTAACAACCCACAGGAAAGGACAGGGTCCTTACACATTCGAAAGAGGTGTCCTTTCCCCCCACAGTTGTTACAATACATTACAGGATGCGTTGGTTGTGAATTCACTGTCCGTTTTTCCATTGCTTTAAGCAAGAGTTTCGCAAGAAAGTTCCTCCGTAATCATAAATGGGACTTTTCTCGTCTAGACCTGCCAATCCGAACGTTTCAGTGGTAGCCCTTCCTCAGCAAGTGACAGGGGCAACCACTGGAACCTTGTCCACGATCGCGACCGTCCTCGGAGGACTTATCCTTTTATATCTCGCCTATCGGTTCTTCAATTACATCCAGAGGCGAAATGGATTACCAGGTCTCACGTTTTTTGAGACCAAATCGTCTGGAGACAAGACGCCATCGATCGTAGATGGAAAGGTTCGAACCGTCATTCCAGCCGGCGAGGTTCCAGTAGGCGCTGGATCCGACTATGGTCTTCAGTTTTGGATGTACATCACCAACTGGGACTATAAGTTTGGAGCGGACAAGGAAGTATTGAAGCGTGTTGCACCCAACAATGCCAACGTTACAGGTCCTCGTATTTTCTTGGCACCCAATGAGAACACACTTCACGTGCGATTGAGTCTCTTCCCATCCGACGAACAAGCTGGTGCAGCCAATCCAGATGCAAGTTCAACTGGAGACTCCTTTACCTGCAGTGTTGAGAATGTGCCTTTGCAATCCTGGTTCTCAGTGTCAATGACCGTGTTCCAACGAAACTTGGACATCTACATTAACGGTCGCTTGGTCAAGTCTTGTGTCTTACCTGGAGTTCCTAAACCTGCACTTGGAGACATCATCTTGAACGATAATGGTGGATTTGGAGGCTCTATTTGCAATCTGAACGGATATGCAAGTATGCTCAGTCCAGACGATGCACGATCGTTCCATGCAAAGGGAACTTCATGCTCACCTCCTGGAGATGCTAAAAAGGAGGTGGATAAGGATTCAATTTTTGTGACTCTCTTTGGATACACGTTCCGGTTCAGCACACTAAGTAAAGAAGGCAAGGAACTTAATAGTTACACCTTTTAAAAGACCATGCGAATTCTCTTGAAATGTCCGACACGAAGTCGGCCGCAAAAGGTGATTCAAACCTTAGGAGCCTATATGAAACTTGCAAACAACACTAAAGACATTGGAGTAGTGGTTTCATGTGATGAAGATGATATGTCTATGACACGAAACCTTGTTCAAGAAGAACTGATACGAACATTGCTTCCAGCTGGATGGAGTAAACTCTTTTTCAGTCCAAACAAAAGTAAGATTCAAGCTTGCAATGCGAATATGAATGAAATTGATTGGAACTGGGACATTGTAGTGTTGGTGTCGGACGACATGATTCCACAACTGAAAGGATGGGATGATGTGATTCGCACACATATGACTGTACGGTTTCCAGACACGAACGGTATTCTATGGTTCAATGATGGACACCAAGGAGACAACTTGAATACATTGTGCGTCTTTGGACGAACCATGTACGAATCCTTTGGATACATCTATCATCCAGACTATAAGAGTTTGTTCTGTGATACTGAGCTCACAGACTTATGTAAAGGTGAACTCGCTTCTAAGTGTATGTATGTTCCTTACTGCATCATTCGCCATGAACATCCTGGAACTGGATATGCCCAAAATATGGATGCGCTCTACGATCGTAATCAGAAATACTGGAACGAAGACATGTATACGTACATTCGTCGCAAACACTATGACCATGATATTAGTTTTCTGATTCCAACCATCGCTGGTCGTGAAAAATCTCTTGTTCGATTGACGGATTCGATCCACGAAAAAATGGCTCGGTTAGCCCCTCATTTACGATATACGATTAATCTTTCATTTGATAACCGTGAAATGAGCGTAGGAATGAAACGGCAAAAATTGATTCAAGAATCGAAGGCTAAATATTCAGCATTCATTGACGATGATGATGAGATTACCGATGCATATATTGAAGACATGTATAAGATGATTCAAGAATCGTATCCAGTGATGCGACTCCGAGGACGCATTGACCCCTACACGTTCACACACAGTTTAGAGAACACTCTCAAGGGTGCCATGGCACGCGGTGAAGTGTTTCTCCGACCTCCAAATCACTTGAATCCTATGATGACGGATGTAGCAAAACTTATTCATTACAAAGATGCTCTACGAGGTGAAGACCTCGATTGGACAATCCGAATGGCTAGAACTGGATTTCTGACCTCGGAGTATAGATCCGACGATTCACGTATACACTACATTTACAACATGGGGGATCGAAAGGTCGATCCAGGTTCTATTACATTCCAAGAGAACACGTCGTATGAAACGATGCTGAGTATGGTATGGACTCCAACTGGTCCTCAAGTTCCTACCCCTCAACCTCCCCCCTCTAAGTTGCGACTCACATCGCGCGGTTTTGTGTCTAAGTAAAGGACAATGAGTACTGTAGTTATTGTGGCGACCGTAGTTGTGGTCGCAGGTCTTGTCTACTTTTTCTTCACTTGGAAGCCGAGCAAATACGATGATGATCGAATTGTTGTGTTCGAGAATTCCATTTCTGGAGAGACCCAACAGGGATATCCAGGCGCCTTGCCCAAGTCATTAAATCAACCGGAAGGATTGACCTATTCCTATTCAGCATGGATCTTGGTGAAGGACTTTACCAAGGGTTATGGTACGAAACGTCGTATCTTTTCCAAAGAGGACGCCCCAGGTGTCTACTTAGATTCGACTTCAAACGCTCTCTTGGTTGCCGTCAAGACGTTCAATACAACGGAAACAGTGTTGATTCCAAACATTTCAGCGATGAAATGGATTCACTTTGCAATGGTCGTCGACCAGCAAGCTGTCGACATTTACATTAATGGTATCTTACGTCAACATCATACTCTAGGGCAGTTGCCCCAACAGAATGATGCAGTTGTCACCGTTGGACCAGGGTGGGACGGTGTAGTCGCTCGTGTCTATTACTATCCTAGATCGATCAACCACCTTGAAGTCAAGAAACTCGTCAAGGAACCACCTCCAGACGATCTAGAACGTAAATCCTCTGGACCTCAGTATTTTGATATGACCTGGTACATTGGACGCTTATATTCTAGGTAAAACAACAAATGAGTGCAGGTGGACAACGTGGTATTGACTTTTCAGGCATAACTGTATTGCGTAAACAATATACATCGGACGTAGTCGCGAGTAAGCGATTTCAACTTACCTATCAGACCTTTGCATCCACCACCGGTGCAAACGCATATCTGAACGAAACTCCCAATGCAACTGGTTCGTACCTCGACTTTCTTCAAGGACGCAAGGAAATTACAGCCTGTACAGCTTGTGCAGGTCTTGCGTTTGCAGGTCTTAGTAGGAGCTTTCGTACCTAGCCTTACGAGTTTTCTTTAGATCATCTTTCAATTTTTGTCTCTTAGTTTTGGTTGTGTTTGGGTTATACGTGAAAAAGTACTTCAAAAAGTCCACAGACGACTTATCCGATGAAAGCTTGGAATACAATTCAGACTTATGTTTCTTCATATCAATCAATGTCTCTTGAGTGCCTAAACAGTCCGTAGGCGTCAAGAGGGCATATCGCCGTTTTTCCTTGTGATTCGCAAGATCCACAAGTCGTTGAGCCACGCACATTAGATGGGTAATTTCGTCTTCGTGTGCACCTGAATACATATACGCAATCACGAACTGAAGCATCGTAGGAATGGAAGCAACCTTCATTCCATTGGACATCGTGTGATAACTGTGGCAAGCCGCAGTCTCGTGAACACGCACCATAATGTCTCCATCCTTGTCAAAAATGTCTGTATGTGAAGGAAGGATCTCGGATCCAACATGGGATTCAGTCTTCTTTCCTTCAGTCAATTTTTCCAATGTTTTGGGTTCTGCAAGAATGGTTATGGGTGCAGACCATTTAGGAGCCTTTCCTTGATGGATTTGCGATGCAGTAATTCCCAACAACACTACGTCATACTTATTTAAGATGGACTCAGCTTCTTTACGGTTCTCTTCAGTTGCAGGAGTTTCTTCTTTTGGTTTATGTGAAGGGCAAACCATTGGATAGTGTGTGTTCAATAAGATCAAACGTTCATAGACTTTCTTCCACCGAGATACATCACCACGAGGACGAGAGAGTTCAAGATACATTGACATACGGAGAAAGTTAGGGGTTACATAATGAATACCGTCAACTACGACATTTTCTTTCCACAGTCTTTCAAAGATATCTTTATCCAAATGTGTAATGTCTGCAACCCCTTCAAAGTCAGCAAAGACCTTGAACGTCCCAAGATGCATACCTGGTTTGACTTCTACAGTTTTAATTCCAGCTGCCGAAAGTCTATCCGCCAATGTCATTGCATGTTCCTGAGGTGTACGACTATAGAAGTCATAATCCGGAACCGTTGTCTCTGGATCGTAGAATCGATCTTCAGGGGGCAATAAGTTATTGATTGCAGTTCCACCGTAACACATCACAGC